CAAATAGGTTTGTTGTTTTATTTATAGGGTCAATCTCTAGCACTTGATTCGAGCTGTATGGAGCGCAGTACAGTAAGCCGTTATCAGCGCTTGCTATGCCTTGCCACTTGCTTGTACCACTTAAACTCCCAAATAAACTTGTTGTATTGTTTACTGGGTTAATCTCTAGCACTTGTGTTGAATTAAATGGAGCGCAATACAGTAAGCCATTATCAGCGCTTGCTATGCCTGACCACCTAGACGAGCCGCTTAAACTACCTAACAAATCAGTTACTTGTTTAACCTCGCTATTCTTGCAGCCTAAATAATCAATACTGCCGTCAAAGTCAGAGGACTTTGTAATGGTTAGCGTGTCACTTGTTTGCGTTATTACTTGATGTGCAAACCCTGTATTCGTAAATGTTTCATCGCCTACAGTTATTGATCCGGCGTTAATATTCAGATTAGCAAGTATTGTAACTTTGCTTAATGTTCTACCTTGCAATTGAGTTGTAACGCTTGATTGTGACCCAGCAACACCGATAAGTGCATTGTTAGAAATTGACCATCCAGCGCCTAAAGTAAAGTTTTCAGCCCAAGTAAATTCAGGGTCTACAGTCAAAACACCTGAGTTATAATCGTTCACATCGCGAGCTAACGGGTAGTAGCTCAGCCTTTCATCTGTAGTGCTTAGTATTTCAAGCGAGCTAAGCAAAGACACACTTGTAATAGAAAATGATGCATTCATGGTTATTAATACTTCATGCACCAATCCGTCAGCGCTATATTTAGTTGATCCAGATATTAAGCTTCCATCAATGTATACATCAAAGCCGCTAACTATATTGTAAGTACCATCTGAGCTAAGTGATAAAATGCCAGTGATTATATCCTTACTTATAAAGCTTGAAGGTGAGATATAACCCGCTTTGATTTTTTGGCCTGAAACTAAATCAATTGCAATATTAATGCTATCCGATGCACCATAATTATAGTAACTGCGCCCAGCCCTATCAGGTGGTGAAAAACTAGGGTCATCAACTGGGTTTCTGATGAAGTATTCTTTACCATTAAACCAGCATGAATCATTATAAGTTTTAGGCGTTGTTAGGCTTGACCATTCGCGCTTTACAAAGTTATTAAGCTGCAATGAATCAGGCATTGTGTACTGAGTACCTTGCTCTACCTGCAAGTCTGTAGCTCTAATCATTCCAAGCTGCCAATCAGTGTTGGTTAAGCTTGGTTCACTTGTCGTGACATCTGATAGATTCACATTTAAACGCCATATGCCACCTTCGTGACCGACACTAACGCCAGTGCTTAGCGAGCCAGTTAAGCTAGACCAAAGTCCAACATAGTTGGCGCTTGCCTCTGAATCTCTTGCTGATTGCTCAGACTGAGTGGCAGAAGTCGAAGAAGCCGTAGCGCTTGCTTGTGACTCTAGCGCGTTGTTGTATGTAATGTCTGACGTTTCTTTTACCCATGAGTTTGCTGTGTTTTGCTCAGGCGGCAAGCCAACTTGACCAGCAACAAATACATTTGCTTTAGCGTCAAACTCGCTAGGTGTATCTGTGCCGCTATTCGGTGCTGGCGGTAAATCTGTTATAGTTGGCGGCGTTGTAGGTTGCTCGATAGCCATTTACACTAATCCTCTTACAGTTAAATTGACAGTGCAAATACTTGGGCTGTCAAATGTTTGTTGATAGTCTCTATTTATACCATATGCAGCGGTTGCATCATTAATGTCATTGGGGTCGCCAATCCACATAGCCGGATTTTTCCCTATACTTTGAAGTTCACTGAAAACAAGGCCCATTTGAGTTTTCTCTGTCTTAATATCAAAATTAACCAGCTTGGCGGTAAATCCGTTTGAGTACGTTATATTTCCATATTGATCTTCGCTTGGGTTACTAAAGTCCAATAACTCGGCACTTGTGCCATACTGAGCCACACCTAATACGCTTTGACGTCCGAATGTTACAGTCCCAACTTTTGCAGCACCGCCAAATTCAAGCTTTAATATTCCTGATGTAGTTGGCGGCAGGTCAAGCAATATAAACCTAGTTATGAATGATATTGACGAAAAGAAATAGTTATACCATCCGTTAACTAATGGTCTTGACCTCATATCAAGTGACTTGCTGTAGATAACATTACCTCCATCTGTAACAGTTATTGTTACAGTATCGGCTGATATGCTAAAGGCGCCAACTGAGTTGTAAAACTGGTTCGGCTGTAGCTCAACAGTAATGTCGGTTGCTTCTGATTGCGTATTATTGGCAGTATCAAACATTTTAAATCTGTTTGTCGGGCCAACATCTACCCAAGTTGCAGGAACAGCGTTAACGCCCAACTCTGGGTCGTCTGCCGTATCTGGGCTAGCTACAACTTGATACTGCCGGTGTGTTGAGCTTTTTATAACTCTATCGCCAAGATTGTAAGTCCCAGCAACCCACTCAACCTCACCTACCGACGAGTCAGGCTCGGGGATGCTGCTAGATAGCAACACCCCATCATTAACTTGAATTGGTTTTACAAGTATCACAATTGACCCTCGTTTTGATATTCTATGTTTCTCGTGCTTTTAGCTGTTTTAGCTGTGTTCTGTGCTATTTGCATATTAGCATTATTTAAGTCCTCACGCATCTTGCGCAACTCTGCCACCAATTCGTTATTGTTTTGTGCTGATTCTTCAATCCAAGGCGGCGATATTATTATCTCTCCACGCCTATTTGAATCATCTATGATTGTTATAAGGCTATCATTAACCGCTTCAAGCTGTGAAACCTGTTCACGCTGTATTTCTGTTTGCATTTCCGATTGCTGTAGAGCTGTCATCTGGTTTTCATAATCAAGTTCAAGTAATGCTTGCTGCTCTTTGTTGTATAACGCTGTAGCTGCTTCTAGGCTCATTACACTGGCATCTATGCCTAGTAGCTCGTTAATCTGCTTGTTAATCTGCTCTTTTTGCTCTGCGTACTCTTTCTTATCAAGCTCAAGTTGCTCCTTTGCTGCTTCAATTTCTTTCTGTGATGCCAGCTCAATAGCGCTAATCTGCATTTCAGCAAAGTTAAGCTCAGACTGTAGGTTATCTTTTTGTGCATCCGCTAGCTTGCCAATTTCAGCGAGATTAAACGCTTCCATAGCTCTAGCGATACTCTCATCTGTAGCGCTACCGAATGAGCCTTCATTTTTATTTATGTCCTGAGCTAGTGAGAAATCACCGCGCCTAGCTGCTTGCAATGCTTGCTCAGAAGTAAACCCAGAGCTTGCCGCGCCAAGACTTCTAGATACAGCGCTAACAATGCTAAGTTGATCATTAATCATCTTTTGCTCAGCACTTAAAGCGGACTTCCTTGATTTTGCAGCTTCGTTTATGCCGTCAATTTCCAGTTTGTACTTTTCATTATTCTTTTTTTCAAGCAGTGAGATCCTTTCAATCTCAGCATCCCTTGATTTTTCAACTTCGCTTTTTGCAAATGCTACATTGTTAGTTAGAGTGTCGAACAGCTCATTTAGCCTAGTTATCTCTGCATCTTTCGCTTGCTGTGCCGCTGCCGCCGCTTCATCCCTAGCCTTTGTTAGGTCTTGCTCTGCGTATATCTCTTGCATAAGAGCGCGCAATGATGGGTCTAGGTTTTCAAGTTGTCGCTGTCTAATTAGCGATAGCGCCTCTTCTTCACTGCCTTGCAATTGTAATAACTGTATTCTTAAATCAAGCTCCTTGTTAGCTAGCGCCTCGGCCTCTCTCGCTTTCAACTCTGCTTGCCTTGCGGCTTCTTGCGCCTCTCTTTCTGCCGCCCTCTCTGCTTCCTCTGCCGCTCTAGCAGTTGAGTCTATTAGTTGGGCTAGCGCTGGATTTAAAGCCAGTAGCGAGGCGTACAATTGCTGTCCTGCTTCTGTTGTAAGGTCTATACCGTCAATGATATCCCTAAACGCATCTCTAGAGTCAGGGAGTGCTAAACCTAGCTCGCTAAATGCATCTGTTAGTTGTTGAGTTGAGTTTAATCTTCTCTCCTCTTCGCTGAAAAAGTTTTGGTAGTAGCTGTTAGATAGCGCCGCAAAGTTTTGCAATCCGCCTGACATATCAACTATTGAACTGGCAACCTCGGCTACACTTGCCTTTGTTTCATCAAATGTTAAACCCAGTGAACTTGATGTTGATTCAAATAATTCTATGCTTGATATAACGCGTTGCAGGGCTTCGCTTGATGACTCGCCCTCTTTTTGTAGGTCGCTAAGTACACTTCCAAATACACCGCTAATCATGGCGTTTGATGTTCTGTCAGCCCAGTCAGCTATTTTTGCTTGTATCTCTTCTTGTGATAATCCTTTACTGTCAAAATTTAAAGAGGAACTAAAATTATCAAGCCACTCTTCAACTGACATAGTTGTTGTTTTAGATATTGCTTCAAATTGACTGCCGAACCTATCATTAAAACCATCAAAAACCCTTTCATATTCGTAAGTTGTTTTTGTAACTTCATTAACATCAAGAATGTCAGCGGCACTAATTATTGAATCCTGTAGCGAGCCAAATAAATCATCAAGAACACCATCTTCAATTGTATCGACAGTAGTTCTATATCTGTTCTTCCATAGCTTTTTCTTTTTCTCGGTTGTTGTTACCTCCCCTTCAAAGTCATCGCCCATTATTTCAATTGTGACTTTTTGGTCTGACACTTCATACTTGCCGCCAAATAAAGATCCTACAGCACCACCAAGAACAGCACCTACCGCCGCACCAATTGGACCAGCGGCACCCATGCCGATGGCTGCACCTATTGATCCGCCTGTGCCACCCATCCCGCCAGCAGTAGAGCCGAACAACCCGCCAAGACCAGCAGCTAAACCAAATACACCATTGCTAACCCCGCCAGCATCGCCAAATATTCCACCCAAGCCAGATAACGCGGAGCCGATTTGATTGCCACCGCCAAGCGCGGAAAGGTTGCTAAATCCACTGCCGCCACCAGCAAGCGCCCCAGCTATATCAGCCTTAGCTGCTTGGTATATCATTTCAGCAACCATGCGTTTAAATGCATTTTCAAGATTATCAAACAGACCATCAAAGCCTTGATCAATATTCATGATCACATCAACAAAAGCGGCGTCAACCGAGTCTATCGCCCTATCTGTTACTCTGGCCCATTCATTAGCCGCCTCCCAAGCATCCTTAAATTCATCAGGTATCTTGCTTACTTCCTCAAACTCAGAGAATTTCTTGAACTCTTTTCTCTGTGCCTGTAACTGCTTTACCTGCTCCTTTATCACCTTGATCATTTCAGGGCCAGCGCCGTATGCTATGGCTTCTTGAACTGCTTGGTACTCTTCAAATTCGTCAGTTGTTAGCGATAACTCCTCTTTCTGATTTTTGATAGAAAGTATCTGAGAATTAAAGCCGTCGGCCATTTGCTTTTGAGCAGCCGACATCTCCTTGGTTACTTTTACAACACCATCGCTTGCTTCCTTCCACCCCTGCAATGAATCTACACCGTTCTGCAAGACATTGTTTATAGAGTCAAGTACGTCCTTATATTCTTTACCCTCGCTATCTAGCTTTGATAGTTCGCCTTCTAACCTCTTAACCTCTGCCGTGTAAGTGTTTGTGGCTCTACTTCTTGCGTCACCGTTTCTTTTATTACTTTCCCTTTCTTTATCTATTGCCAACGATAGCTTTTCTGATATATCTAACCTTTTTCGATCTACCTCAATAGCCTTTTGCTGAGTTTCAATGTAAAGCTCTGTCAGCTTCTCACCTTTCTTGTCCTTTTCTAGCTCAGCAAGTTTTGCGTAAACCTTTTCTAGCCCTGATATTTTTTTCTCATGCTCAGACGCCGCTTTACTAGCTTCGTCAATTTCATCTTTGTATAGGCTAAATGCGGTTGCAGCAGCACCAAGCGCCGCCACAGTTAACCCTATCGGGCCAAGCAGTACTCGAGTAGCCAAGGTTAGAGCGCTAGTGCCAGCCGTAGCAGTCGCTAATGATGCAGCATAAGTTACCATTGAGGGTATTGTTGAAGCTACCAGCACGGCACCAGCAGCACCTAAGCCCGCTATTATTGGCTCTATGTTTTCTGATGCAAATACAAACGCATTACCTAGCGCCATTGTTGAGTCTTTGAGTATTTCAGACTCGCCGACAAATTGAGTTACATTAGTTTTTGCAACCTCTAAACTTTGGGCGTATGTTGCCTGAACTTTGGACGCCATGCGGTCTGCGGTGGTCTCGTAGTCTTCCAGCGCCTTAAATAGTATTTCAGCAGTTATACCGCCAGTAGCGGCGAATGTTTTTAAATCGCCTCTTGCTATATTTAGGCTGTTAGATAGGGCGTCTAATATTCTTGGTGCACCCTCCGCAACTGAATTAAATTCGTCACCGCGCAGCGCTCCAGCTTCTAGGCCTTGGTTTAGCTGCCTAATTGCTCCAGCGGCCTCTTCTGCACTCTTACCACCAACAAGGAATAGCTTGTTAAGAGTACCAGTTACAGCAAGTACGTCCTCTTGTGTTTTACCAAGTGATTGTGTACTTCTTGATAGCCCAGTGTACAGGTCGGTTGTGGCTTCTAGGTTTGTCCTAGTCTCTTTTGCTAAATCAACAACCTTTTGCTGAGTTAAAAACAGATCCTCTGTTCCGCTAGTTACTTGCCTTAGTTGGTTTGTTACCATGGTCCAGCTATCAGCGTACTGAATAACTTGCTGGGTGGCATTAGCCAAACCTAATGTTGCTATAACTGCACCAGCCGCACCAAGGGCCTTATTCATGCCGTCAATGCTTTTCTCTGTCTTGTCACCTTGCCTTGCTAGTGAGTCCAGCCTTTTTTCTGCGGTTACTAGCTGAGTGGTATCAGCCTTAAAACCTATCGTTGCTAAGTCTGTCATGATTAGTCTCGTTTATTACTGTTAATAAGATTATAGCGATTCAGACACAAAAAAGCCCCTAACTGGCGGGGGCTTTTGATAGCATCGTTTTAAATGCTTTTGATAAATTCGCGCCTACAAGCTGGCCGTCAAATTCTTCTGATTCGTATGGTGCGGGTCTATTTATATCCTTCTCGGATAGATAAACCTCTGTCACATACTGTCTACTCATATTTACTATGCACCTACACTCGAATGGTGATAAATCCAGCTTCAATGCTGTTGAGTAGTTTAATACGTCAGTGTAATCAATTGGCGCTCTTTCTTTTCCGCTCCTACCAATATCATTCCAGCAGTCAGCCAAAAAAGGGTCGCACTCAGGTAGCTCTTTTAGCGGGTCTCCATCATTCAGCCTTTCATACCTTGATAGAGGCTCGCTATCTTTATCGTGTGACTTGGGGCGACTGTTTAGCCACCCCATGTGCTGGGCATATAAGCTAAGCTTATCACTTAGCTCTTGATAAAATTTGTACGGTCAGCCATAAAGTCACCAACCTGCTTTGTTATTTCAGCATAGCCAAGGTATAACTTCACAGCGTTATCATAACTAAAGTCTAAAGGCTTGCCGTTAACTGATATATTTTCCCATGATATCGTCATCTTTGCGTAAGTTTCCGCAGCGGCTTGCTTTAGTTCATCAAAGTCAGGCTCTCCAGAATCCTTGTTTTTTGCTTTATTGTTTCTAACAATGCGCTGAATTATTTTTTTGTATTCATCTGAGTCGGTGCCCTTTAGTTTTATTGCCACTGGTTTTTTGTTTTTATCATCTGCATATACAGCTTCACCAGTTAGAGGGTGCTTTAGGTGTAAGTCTGCACCATTTTCTGCGGGCGTAGTTGTGTCAAAAATATTTAAATCAAAAGTCATAATCTCATACCTTGCAATTATCATCCGAAAATTAAAGGCGGGTGGCGATGGATGGGTTCGCCAGTCTGCCGACCTTTACCCGCAAACTACTTAAGGTGTTGGTGCTACTTCTAGAGGCGTTTTGTTAATACGCAAATTGGCCGTGGAACCAACCATCTGATTTGCTGCGCCTACGTTTGTAGTGTAGCTAAATACTTTAGTATCAATATAAAATATAGTGCCGTCTTGCAACTCAATCTTTACTGATAGCGCGTCAAATTGGTTTGCACCATCATTGTGCGCAGCAAGCAATGATTGACCCGCGTCAGTTGCATCTTTATCTAAGCCTAAAGAAGGTTGACCAAAGTTAACAAAGCCTTTGAAATATTCAGTTATCCCAGTGGCCAGCGGTTGACTTGTTACTTCATCAGATTGACCGCCAAATTCACCAAGGCTAATTACCTCACCAACTGGTGTAAAAGTCAAAGCTTCATAACCTGACTGGTCAAAAGACGCTGGCTGACCAGAAGAAGCTGAGACGCTAACCCCTGTACTCGTTTGTTTTGCCATTTTAATTACCTCATATATATGATTGTTGGATTATCCTGTTACAGTTTACTATCCAATAACCGTATAGTCTATTGTGATAGGTGTCTTGATGTGTGTATCATCTTGAAACATGCTACCTACAGTTGCTTTGTATATTGAAACCTTCTGTCCGTTTGACTCTATATTGCCGTCAAGACCTCTGCCGAATGTGTTTTTGACTTCATCAACTTTAGCGCCGTTGTAGAATTTACCTTTAGCCTTTGGTGTGCAAACAACAAGTGTATAAATACCCCTGTAAGTTTCAGTGTCGCCAGATAGTGCCACCTCATTATCTGTTATAGCTGGCGTTTCCTTTATGTAATCTTCATTGGGGCTAGGCGTGAATTGCGAACCGTAAAATGCAATATTCAAAGATGTTACGGCATTGAGCTTTTTAACAAGCGCCGCGTTTATGTCATTTATTGATACACTCATTTTCTCAGATTAACCTCTTCTCTTAGATATCTCGGTGCCTTTCTAACGTTAACACGTACAACGCCATTGGGTGCTTGCTGTGACCAGCCATCATATTCAAGCCTCATTGCGTACGGCATTGAGTTTGTAAAGTAGCCCACCATACCAGTGCCAAATATTGAGAATGTTTCAGCAATACCGTTTAGGGATTTAGCGCCGTTTGAATTTTCTGGGGCGTCAATGCTGTAACTAATATCACCAATTGAGCTATTCCAGTTATTTTTGAAGAAACCTTGATCAACTGGTGATTGCAATACAATCTGATTGCCAACCCTAATTGTGACTGCTTGCGCTATCTCGTCTAAATCCTCCTTGCGTCTAGCGGCTATCTTTTTTAAATCGTTGGCTAGGCTCATGCTATTTTCTCAAATGGTAAATTCTGAAAACATTAATACCGTCAACCTGGTCAATTGTTTTGGTTATGGATATAACGCGCCAAGTCTCGCCGCTTACAGTAGTATAAGCGCCTATCGGTATAGCTTGGTCTGGATTGCTATAGAAGAAGCAAAACCTATCACTTTTGAGTATTTGCGTGCCGTCATCCTCTTGCTGCGATGCTAGGGTCATTGATGAAAATGGTAGCAGCGGCGTTATTGTGCCATTAACCGCCGCTGGCGGCTGAACCGGTATAGCATTACCTAAATTGTCATAACCGCCCGCACTTCCGTCTGATATAGTAAAGCTACCATCAGCACCAAAGTTATTTATAATCTTTGCTGCGGTATCTCTAGACTTACTGTAATCAAAAGCCATTACCCACGCCCCCAGCAAGCGCCGCCAGAATAAACGGTGTACGGCGATAACAGCTTGGTTATCAGCGTAGTGTTGTTTGTGTATGTTGCTTGGCTGTTTTCCACGTATTCAGTTTCTGTCTCAAGAACATCAAGCTTGTCTCTTTGCTTCTTAACTTGACCTTCGCTTCTTGCTGATACGTCTATAAATAACTTACCTTCAAGCTGTTGATAAGCAGCCTGCGCTGCACCTTTGAATATGTCGCTGATTGCAACCTTATCAGTGGGGAGTGACATGGCTTGATCTTCCGCAAGCTTCTGGCCTTTAAATTTATACTCCGTATCAATAAAATAAACGCCGCTTACAGTAATTGATTGCTCGATTTGCCCATCAGTCTTACTTGAGTAATCATAACCAAGACCATCAGCCCACGCTTTATATTCAGCTACAGTCAAGTAACCATTTTCGCCTACAGTAATAGCCACTATGCAGCCTCCTTTAATTTTTTCAGGTATTCGTCAAGTATAGCAAGTCTTCGCTTAATATTCGCCACCCTATTATGGAATCCAGCCGTACTACCTTTTGGTCTTGGCAAGCCATATGCTGCAATCTTTGCGGCTTCCTCATCTTTAATCAATGGGCTAAGTAGCATTAATCCGTACAGCCTGTCATTATCAAACTCAATAAATTTAGGGTACATCTTTCTTTCAGCCCTAAATTCAATCATATCTGAATTGGTTGATTTTCTGCCGCTCCAGTTGTTTTCCATGAAGGACACAACAACATCAACCTGCTTTGTGTTTGGCTTTTCTTTTAATTTCATTATTTCACCACTTATTAATTTTAAGTGATTATAAAATATTTTCTTGCTACTGTAAAATGTTAGTGCTATTGTTTTTAAATCGAATTGGGAGAATGAAAAATGTTTGAATTAAATGGTCTGCGCGTAGCTTTATTGCTTTTACTTATAACTGGATTGTCATTGTTAACAACCGCATATGAAACTCACCAAGATGTATTTTACTGGTCTGTGGCATATTCATTATTCGGCTTATTTTACGCGGCTTGGGTTTTGGCTAAAACTAAATGAATGCAATTTTAGAATGGGTTATTGATTTTACTTTAGATACTGGGGAATGATTATGGATTACTTGGATAGAGACTTTTCAGCTAACACAAATGGTGAATCATCATGTGGTGGCAATGCATCAGATAAAAGCCAGCCCATGTGGGTTATTGCCTTTCGCAATAATTATGTAAAACTCGCGGATGGCACTTTTGGCAAAGCAAAAAAAGTGGTCGTGGATAGAAAGGCGCGCGGCATAAAATCAAACCCAAGAATATTTAACAGTTTATAGGATTTACACAATGAAAAAGTTAGCGTTACTGGCCCTACTTTCATCTTCTTGCTTTGCTCAGATAGATAAAGTTGGTGATTGGCACGTACAAAATCAGGTTAACACATTTACCGACACGCTAGATGAAGTTGCACATGCTGGCTACGGTCGGGACTTACTGGCTGTAAGGTGTATTGATAATGAACCAAGCGTAATACTCACATCAGAAGAGTACATAGGCGAGAAAGGTCAGGTTATTTTGTATAGAGTTGATAAAGGCGAAATAAAAAAGACTTACACGGCTGGCACTAAAGGAGGTGCAGCTTTGATTGTCAAAGATGAATTCGACTTTATTTCTAGCATGTACGGCGGACGAAAGTTATTTGTTAAGTTTGAAAACTACTTAGGTAAAAGCTACACAGCTAAATTTCAAATATCAGGCGCGGACAATGCGCTATTCTTTTACGCCAAGTGCGGTATGGGTGAGAAAGAAAAGGGGCTATAAAGCCCCCTGGTTATTTCTTCTTCTTTTTCTTGCTTGCTTTTTTCTTTTTCTTAGAGGTTTTAACTCTAATCCCGCGTGTGTTATATTTCATGGCTAGCCTATGGGGTGTCGCTTACTATGTCAGAAGATACCATGTTGCTCATAACAAAAATACAATTGTTTTCTACTCCGTAATCCATTAAGTATGGAAAGTTATCACCGTCCCCCATTCTCCACCAGTGCTTGGGCTTTGTTGTTAATCCCATCAAATCTAGAGGTTGGCCGTTATTGTATATTGTGCTAGCTATAGAGCTAACATCACTATCAAAAACAGCTAGCTCATCAACTCTACAGTTATTTCTTAAACTTTGACCGTTGTTGTATCTACCAACTCTAAAATTTTGACCAATTATTGAACCCGTATAACCATAATTGCTGTTAGATAAAATCAAAGAGCTTGTTACGTTAGATCCATCTAAAAAAAACTTAAATCTACTGTAGTAGCTGCTTATGGAACCGCTAGAGCTGCCAGTAGTGCCGCCGTCATAAGAGACTGTCACATGGTGCCATTGACCAACTGATAGTGCGTTTGATTGCGTTGCAAAGTTCAACATGTTGTTATTGGTTCCGTAACGCATATCAAGCCTTTTAAGCGAACCATTGTACTTTAACTGTATATGACCCTGATTCGCAACATCTTGACTTCCAAAATAAACAATTGTTTGAGATGCGTTAGTTGCGGTGCCGGGCTTAAACCAAAATGATATAGTCCACGCGTCACCGGTGCCACTTCCGTTGGATGGTCTACCTAGAACGCCGTCCAATATGCCAGCGTTAGCGCCCAAAAAATCATTGTTATTAAAATTTACACTCTTTGTATTTGCAAATGGCGGGGTTGAAACGTTTATAATTAAGTTCTTTGCGTCCTCTCCATTGTAGTTTATGGATTTCATTCCGACCGTGTAAGTGCCAGCAGGCAAGCTTGTGCCACCTACTAATTTTCTAATGTTGCCCTCTACGGTTACAACCCCCACTGGGAGATTATTCCACTCATACCCTACGCCATAATCCGCGGTTAATTCATAATTAAGTGTTTCACCTTCTGTTAAGTTAACAGATAGCCCAGACGTAATACTAGGCAACTCACCTGTGTTTGTGCCGCTAGCAGAAAAAACAGCGTTAAGAGCGTTAACAGTGCTGGCAACATCATTACCATATGGCAAACCGTTACCATCAACATAGCCAGAAAATGGAGCATTTGATACAATATCAAACCCTTTGGCTAAGTCGTGAATACTGCAAGCGTTATCACCCCCAACAGCTTGCAAGCTATTTAAAAACTGCACGCCGTTGGCGTCTTCTATAAATATTGCATTAGCAGCACTATCTTTATATATTTTTATACTCATATTTTAGCCCTTATTGATACGTAAACACCCGCGTTTTGCATTGTGCCACTTGCTGAAAGCCTAACCTGCATTTTTGCTGGGTTGTTTTTTGTGTTTGTGTCACCAACGTATATTGGGAAGCTTGTTACTCGCTGATAACTTATACCAGATCCATTATCCAATCTTTCAGACCAAAACTGTAAAGGGTATTGACCAGCGCCGCCACCTAGCAAATATCTAGCTTCAAGTAGACAATTGTTGGTTTGAGGCGTAATCGTAAAGTCGTTTCGCACTTCAATTTCACTACCTAAATTCAAATATGTAAAATCAAGCGATCCACTAGAAACGTCTAACACATCCGGTACACCGTTTGGCGAATAAGTTTTATTTGTAAAAGCCCCCAACCCATCATTAGGTACGTCAACCCAAGTATTAGCGGGCAAAGTAAGCGGGGTTGCTTGAGTTAAGCTGTCGTTGTAATCAATAAACCCAAAGTTACTATCATTTATTCCGCCCTGGGTTGCTGCTAGTATTTTTTCTAGCAAGTCGTTTCTTATAGACATTTCAATTGCTCCAATGTCAAAAATGGCAGGTGTTGGCAGCTCATCCCCTGAGCTTTGGCAGTTGGCAGTAGGTTGGGACGTCCCGCGCGGCCCTGCCAAGTAACCGCGCATTAATTATATTCTATTCGATTGTAGTTAGCCAATCTCTGAGAAGTTGATTTCTGTTACCTTCATTGCTTACTGTACCGCCCGCAGCGATTATTATCTTAGCTAGTATCTGATTCATTTTAAACTCCAATAAAAAAGACCCTATTCAGGATCTTTTCGTTGCTTTCTTTTTGGCTTTTCGCCGTGTACTTTATCGCCATCTTGCAATGCATCAGGCTTAAAACGAATATCAACAACAGTGTAACCTTGCTTTCTAATATCCGCTTTAAGCTCTTTAGACACTGGATGGCTAACATACATCTTAGCCATAAATCACCTTATTGGTCAGCGTCAGCAATTGCAAGCGTACCTAGCGTATGCTTAACATCAGCCATAGCTAAATCCCAGTTAGAGCCAGTAAATAGCGCTGTATCATCAGGAGATGAACCGCCGTTAGCCTCATCCCACTTGTAACCTTTAAGCTTAACGCCGAATGTATAGTCAGCTTGCCATGTAGTCTCTATGCGAGCATTACCGTTAGTTGTGTCCATATTTGTAACGATATCAGATGCGTTATCACAAACAACGCCACCCACAGTTACAGATAAAACCTTAACTTTGTTTGGAGTACCAGCCACAAGAAGCGCCGGAATGTCCGATACAACCATTAACTTACCAAGAATAGAAACAATTGTTACATTGCTTGATTCAAACAGGCGCTCGCCATTATCTAAAGCGTTATTAATAAGGTTGCGATTACCAGTTGAATGCATAATATCAGCTTGAAGCATTCTTGACATATCACCGAATTTGAAATGTGAATTATTTAATACTTTCTGTGTTAGCGCCCCAGCGCCGCCAGTCAACGCAGATACATCTTCAACCAATTCAGCCTGATTCTCTACCGCAGCAACCGCACAACCAACAACAGTATTCAACTGATCCGCCAGCAATGCATCAGCGAAACCCTCAGAGATAACCATAATTGCTTCTGCTGGACTTTGTTGCAACCAAGTCATTTGAGATGGCTCAAAAATGATAGGGCCAAAACCACCAGCAACTTTAACTCCGCCAGTCTCGCCCATAGCTAGCGCCGTAGACGCGGTGGCAGCATTAGCAATGTTGCGGTCAACTCGACGTTGGGCACCTGCTAACTGCTGAAAGAATGACTCTTTTGTGTAATTACCGCGCCATGCATTTGTATCTAGCGTGATAGTGCCACCAGAGGCAGCATTGAAAGCGTCAAGTTTTTGACCTAGCAATTCGATTGTTGTTGTGTAGATTTCAGTATCGTACACATTCATATTAGACAGTGCCATTTGTATTACCTCGTTTTTATAAACCTTGATTAGCTAGCCTTTGCTCAAGACTTGCTCGTGTATTACCTTTAGTTGTTGGGGCACTGCCACCAGTTTGACCACCCAAGACACCAGCGCCTTTCGTGGTCGGGTTTGCTTGCTTTAACAGGCTGTACTTATCGCTTTCTATAACAGAGTTTAAAAAGCCTTTTGCATCTAAAGAAGAGGCACTGCCATCATCGTTAGTGTAAATAATTTTACCATCTTCGGTAACTTGCTGCTTACTAGATAGGGCTAAAGTTAACAGCTCTCTAGCATTATCGTCGACAGGGTTAAATGCAGATACCATTTCAGCCACTTCAAGCTTGGCCTTATCTTCAGCTCTGCTAACTGAGAATTGCTTTTCAGCCTCGCCAAGTGTCTCTGCTTTAGCTCTCTCAACTGCGTCAGTTAACTGCTCTTTATATCTTTGCTCAATAGCTTCAATATCACCCTTGCTTCGAGCCTCTTCAAAAGCGGCTTGTTTCGCCTCTTCAATCTCCTGCATCTTCTGAGACTCGAAACCTTCAACTTTTGATATAAGCTCGCCTATCTTCTCTTGCAGCTTCCTCTTGTCGTTTTTTGTCTCGTCATGCGCCCTAGCTAGCGCTACCACTTTTTTATGTTGGTAGCCTTGCTTACCATCATATTCAGTTTGAGCGTAATCATCCCGTTGTTCTTCTGGGATATCATTTAAACTTTCAAAAAATAGCATGTCTTTGACCCTGCGTTATGTATTTAAAATCATTTTACTGTATTTGCTGTTTCTCATCAACAATCTGCTCTATTGGTGCCTTCAATGCGCCGCCAGCATCCAAAGCCCTCAATGCTTCTTCATCTGATATTAACCCCTGAGCCAAATCGTCACGAATGGCTTTGCGCTCTTCTGGCGTCAATTTTCTAACTGAGAAGTCTCGAGGAATTTTAAATACAATATCTTCCATGGCATTTTTAAATCCATCTTCACTATTATCGTATACACCCTCGAACATGCCGCAGTAATATAGGCAGCGCTTTATCCCGCTTTCACAAGAATCAACCATAGGGCCAAATCTAGCCATGTTATCAGCACTCTCGCTAATAACCTCAGTTGCAGTGCGTTGCTTAACGTCATCACTTGGAAATACACCGCCCTGCGCTCTAATTTCGCGCTCATTCTTTGCAAAGTAGTCAAGATATTGCTGTAACGTCCCATCAGCTCCACTTATCATAATTTCAGGCTTTTCAGCACCACTTGCAGGCCACAGGTTTACCTCACCTTGTAGTACGCAACTCCTGCCGTTAACCGACTCAAATTGCTCCCAAGCAGACTCGCTAACGCCCATGACGTGCATTGTCGGAATTAACTTTCTCAGGTAGGTTTTATACTCAGCACTAACTTGATAACGATATATTGATAAGTCGCATACGGGAGATAGGATACCCATAGCGGTAGGCATATCTCCGCTAATAAATTCCTCATCAGATACAATTTCAACAGGAAGGTATTTAAGAGGCTCATTATTTACAGTAATGTAATGGCGCTCTCCCTCTTCATATCCAGCTCTTTTACCACCTAAAGAACCTGTTTTCTCCACTGCCTTTTGCTGATAATAATTACCCTCTTCATCCAAGCATAGCTTGATGTAAGATATAGTTTGCAAGTTATTTCTCACAAAGCTTGAGTTATTGTCACTAGCGTCACCGACTTCTCGCAGTAATACATACGACAATTGCATTGCGCCATTGATGCGGTCAAAATGCCAATCGACCACATTGCACCTGTCATACTCGTTAATTGTCGCTTTCGGTTGATATCCAGCTCTATACTGCGCCTCACTAACATTCTCTAAATCGGCGTCAGTTAAGCCTTTAAAATCTGCTACAAGTAGGTGCCATTTAAATTGCTGTACGTTTGAAAGTGAAGAATTGGCAAGACCAGCAAGTGATAACCCGTCTCCATTTGAGTTTTCAACTAAATACCCAATCGACTCTGGCAATTCAATCTCAGTGTTTTGAGTCTGCAATTTACCATTGTTTGAGCGTAGCGTTTCGTTCGGTATCTCGTCGTACTCAGCTTGCTTTTTGTACTGAGAGTACTGCTCGGGAGTGGTTTCTGTGCTTGGCTTATCTAGGTATAGAGCGCCGCCCGACTTTATCTTGAAGCTACCTTCAACCGCGTCCTTTATCTTCTGTAACTCCTGACGCATTAATTCGTAGTCGGGATGAAAGTTAATTGTATCTATTGTCTCAGCCATTTTTTACTGTGCCTCTGATTTTTATACAGTATAAATCAGATACAAAAAGACCGCAATTAAGCGGCCTGTGTTGCTTGTTTGTCTTTTAATCTATATCTCTAATCAAATAAACCCCCTCGCGATAGTACCCTATAAAATCTTTTGATTTGTACTTTGCTGGCATTCTATACGCATCAAGTGCCGCTAAAGGAGTCATTACAATGGGAACTAAAACCAAGTAAACAATGGCAATGTACACAGAGGTAAATGCAGTCATCAAGCTCCACTTTAGCGGATTTAAAGTCATATAACTACGGTCACTTAAATCAACCTTTAAATCATTTAGCATTACATAAAAGAGCCTATCAATAAAAGGCGCTTTGCAAATATCCGTTATGTAAACAATATCTTTTTTAACCATTTTAATCTCCTTGTTTTGGCTTGTATGTTACACCCTTCACGCCACCTTCAATTATCACCTTGGCTATTTTTAATATTTCATCCATATCAACTGTGGCGCACAGCGATTCATCTATAAGCTCAGCTAGCACCTCTACTTGTGTTTGTGGTTTTTTAAACCAACCACCGGAAACCATGGCCCCCAAACCTCGCAGTGGCTGCCAAAATGTAATTATTTCCAAGCCCTCATAATTTGCCACACCTACCACTTCAACCTTAAGACCCTCAAAAGCGTAGTATCTGCTATCTTCTTCAAGCCCTGAAATTAAAACTTCATCCCCAACCTTCGGCCAATCTTCACTTTTCACATCTTCGCTTTTCATATTTTCATCCTTAGGTGGTAGTGGTAGTGTTATTTTTCTGTGCTTTTTAGATTTACCTTGAGAAAGCCTGTAACACCTCCTTTCGTCAAGGTAAAAATTGCCACTATCGTAAAAAGCAAATGACCTAGCTTTCTCTGTGCTTATAATAATATCGCAATTAAAACCATTAACCCTAGCCAGCTTAACAATAAACTCAGCATGCTCCTGACTCCCAACTTCGCCGTAAGTGTCATCTAGGTATTCGCGGGTTATGTTTTTTGCCCTACAGAACCCATTGAAATCTGTGTAGTAACAGTTAGCGATAGTCCGTTCGTAATCATCCTCGTAATTACTCAAAGCCACACCGCACCCATCTTTTACAGCTAAAACTATACTTCCATTTGCTAACCTTAGTATTGCTGGATATTTCATCCTACTCCCCATCAAAATCATCATGTAATTTACGTTTTAGAGGCGGCACATTAACTACCTCTTCCTTTTCTTCTACTTCAAAAGCAAACGGCATGTTGTCCGATAGCCATTGCTTGTTTTTATCTTCGAAGCTCATAACACTCTCCTTCATTTCGATGGCTGAACTATAACCCAACATAAAATGATTGTAAAATGATATTGCAATTAATTTTAAGTATGTTAGATTTACACCATCAAACAAACGGAGAAATAAAATGAAAACAATAAACATACACAAAGCAAAAGCATACTGCGAAGCTAACAATATAGACCGTAACGAGTGGGTAGCTGGTGCAATTGACAAGGTTGCAGGTGGTGGATATCAAATTGAGTATCGACGCCATGACGGGGTTAAAATAGTCATAGACGAAGAAGCTTGCGTTCATCATATGCTCGAAGAAATAGATATGGTTAAGCCCACCCTTGCCGCGCTATCAAATGACGTTTCAGTGTTGCGCGCCGAGTACATCAAGGCAGTTACCGAGGTTGTAAGCAATCTTGCCGATGAGTGGGAGATAGGGGTGTGATTAAACTAATAGTAAAAATGCTTTCCGACTACGTAACTATTACCGTGATTTTTATTGTAGCTTTATTTTTGTTACTCACCTTTACTTTTGGCCTTGAGTGGGCGTTCACCGACATAGAGTACAATAGGTTTTATCGCTGGGCAGAAGGGGGCGCAAAACACAAAGCGCAGTTTTTTTACCTTTGCGCCATCTTGGGCGCAGTATCTAGTGCAATTCTTTATAAGGCTGGTTTTTATGATTGATTACATTGGTATATTAATTGGCCTTGTTATTTTTGTTGCGCTTTTAATTTACGAGTTTTTCGACAGAAAAAAACATAAAGACACTCGTTTTGAATACCTAACAGAAATATCTGACAAGTTAATAACTGACACGAATAAAGATGAAAGCTACCTCAAGTATGACGATGAATCAATTAAGACTATTGAGTTGCTAGAGTCTTTAGCGCCATTCGATCACCCCATTGGTGAACCCGCTGAATTTAGCAGCAAGGATTGTATATTAGAGTATAGAGATATAATTAGAAATAAATACCACGGCATTCAAGGCTGGCAGCTAATTAGACAGAGAAGGGTTGTTACAATAGCAAAGGATCAATATTGCAACATGTTCCCAGAATGGCACGACATAGGCCCAGTAAAGAAAGAGCTATAAACCAGCCCTTTCAAACGCCTCAGAATCAACCTTTCTAAGTTCAGCTAAAGTTAACGGGCGTCCTGCTGCGTCCGTGAACTTATTAAGCTTCAAATCACCATTCAAGAATAAGCTAGCTCTAGACTTACCCAGCGCAGAATCAACATACCATCGCGGTTGCCTGCGCATCCATGACTCAATTGTGGTAGATGACTTAATCTGCGAAGTGTTAAATATGTTCTGGTCACGCTTACCGCGATACTTAACTTTCTTATCTGTGCGTGAATCTCTGGCCTCGTAATCCTCTTTTGCTTGCTCGCCCTTCCTGCCTGATACAGCAGCTCGCATACCTTCGATACTATCTTGGCCTTTAGGTAGGAATATGATGCCCGTACGACACGAATAATGATAAGGCGGGTAGCCTATAGGCGACTCGCCAACAGGCCAACCCTTTTGCCCGTACTTATCCTGAATGCTGGTGCATGTTAATGAGCGCCTGTTATCAAACGTAGTAACAGGAACCTCGCGAGCTATAACACTCTTATTATCAGCAGCCATTGCTAACCTAGATTGTATTGCGTAGTGCTGCACACCAGTCCTTACCAAGTTTTCAGCTCTATCACTCAACACGCCATCGGTAACAGTTTTTAAGCGCTTAGCGGCTTGGTTAACAGTCTCACCATTTACAAAAGCAGCCCTGACTTGCTGGTCATAAGTATTACCCACCCCGTTAATGTTATCCTTAACAAAATCAGGCCATACCGCAGTTTTGGGGCTGGTTCCCTCAAGTGACATTAGCGCCCTATTCACATAGCGCTTAATCTTCTCATCCGGCGGCACACTAAGAGGCTTTGATATTGCATCACCAAAGGATTTAGTCATTAGCCCAGCATAAAATGCAGCTTCATACACTGCAAGCTCTGTCATTTCTTCTGTAGCAGCCAACCAGCCAACATTATAAGCCTCATTTACTATGCGCTTAATCTCGACTGACAGCTTGTTAAGCCCCGCTACACTCTTGGGTAACTCTTCCATATCAAGTAACAGCATACGCACATCTAAGCGCGCGCGCTCAAGCGCTGGCCTAACATCATCTTTGTATATCTTGGTTGCTAATCTCTGAATTGATATTTCGTGCTGGTTATCTTGCTGTATCGGGTCCATAACTAAACTCTATTGGGCTTTTGTTTAGTTTAGCATTTTATCAGGGGCAATAAAAAACCCGCTATTGCGGGTCTATTTATATCGGTCGATATTCTTCATTCATTTTTAGTTTCAACCCCAAATAACAACCTCATAAATGCAGTAGCAGAATTATTAGCAAGCTCATAAGCCTTATCATGACCAAGCTCATCAACGGCCGCGTCGTAAAAACACATTGCTAAATTACAATGCCAAGAGTGAGCGTAAGAACCAAGCTCAACATCAGCCATCTCACCTTTTAAAGTATCAATTGCGCATCTTATTTTTTCACTCATAACACTTACCCTTATGCATTTCGTAAAGCTCGCCATAAAAATTAGCCTTATCTATATCTTGCTGCAAACAATCCTTCTTGCCAGCACGAATGCGATACTTAAGCATATTACCAAGACAAAAACCCTTCCATTGCTCCTTGGTCATTGAGCGCGCTATTATCTCAATTAACTCTATACCACCCATCAATTGATAGTGATTAGGTGACTTTACACAGTCCGCGCTTACTTTGCAATTGCTAGGCCTTAGCTCGTAACAGCCCTGCCGTCGAGCCCAAGTGATATCCAAATCTGATGCAACCCAAATACAAATCATAGGATTCCATACACCTAAAGAGCCATCCAAAATACGATAAAAACCAGCGCGAACACTAAACTCAGCACCCTCAGGCGCCTTACTCCAATCAACTTTACCCATAACACTCTCCATTTAAATCACTTAAAAAAGGCCTCGGCCTTGGCTTCATGAAAACTTTTTTAAATAATCTATTGATAAAAAACACCCTCACCTTTCATTACTATAGTTATCGTTGTGGTGCACGGCTCTTTTACTTTTTCAGCATTGAGCGGCCTACTTCTTAACTCGTCAGATACGGTATCAGTACCTATAAGAATTTCTTCTGCATCGTTAAATCTAATTAAGTTTTCAATAACCTGCTGCAACTCTTCTCTTTTAATCTTAATCATACCAGCCATAACTATATCCATTAAAATCCCCGCCTCTCGACGGGGTAAAATACACATTCCTAAATTAATAGGTGCGAGATTTCCGAGGTCTCGCATGAATGTCTTAACGACGGGATTAAATATAACTCTACTTAAAAATGATTGCAAGATTAATTATAAATTAATTTAAGCGAATCTTATCTTAGAGGTTAGCGGCTTGTACTTCTTAGCCGTAGCTCTATACCTAAGCGCATCGTAATCATGATCTTCTTGCCCGGTGTCAACATCATCAGGCTTTTTAGTGTCACGGCTAAGCACAGGGAACCTAGATATAATACCCCTTACATTGTTAAAGAAGTATATAGCGGGTCTCTCTGGCATGCCGCTTTGACTGTCATTACCCTCAATAGCCGCCTCTAACATTTCACACAACACCGCCGCACCACCAACTCTTGAGCCGGGCGCTTTATCTGATTTAGTCCAATCAACACCCTGGCTTTTCATCTTGTCACCGATTGAAACCTGCTCGTCATCCTTGTTGAATATAGCGTTATCGGCTGGTCCCGCATGAACGCGCCTGACGTTTTTGCATATACCATGAATGTAATTAACCTCACCAGCGCCGGACGGCTTCACATCCTCACCCCTTAGCGCCCTGTCTATCAAAGCAACATCTTTAGCTACATTGGTGGCACTCATCTTTAAGCCGGTATTGTGCTGGTCATGCTCGCAGCCGTAAAACTCACCAATTACAAACAGTGTGCCATACGGGTACTTCATGTACTTTCCGTTAATCTCAACAGGCTTACCATCGGACTCAGCAAACCAAAGATTACTAAATGGCTTTGATTCACCCCAGTCATGCGAGCGGTCAACGTGCCATCTAGCGGGTATCTCGAACGGATCAATAACATGAACATGCTCACGCCATAGATGGTCAAACCTACCGCCTGACGTCACAGACCAATCACCATTTACCCATGCCTTGCGCTTGTTTGGGTCTTTGATATTCATTAGGAATGCAATGTAAGTCGGGTCTAGGTATTTATTCTCACGCCATGAACCATGAATTGCCACCCTGGTTAAAGTAACAGTCTCCTCAAGCTCAGTCTGCGGGTTGAACGTCTTTATCTCTTGCTTGTTGATAGTTCCACGCGGTACTGGGTCAATAAATCTCTTCTTAACCCAAGTGTGGCCAACACCGAAAGGGTTGGTAGTAGAGAAGCATTCAAGCGGTATAGGTGGTAATAGTGAGCCGTCAGGTAGCGGGTAATCTTCTGGCCTAAATGATGAGCGCATACAAGAAAACATAGACTCGTAAAACTCACTATCCGCCCTCTTTGTAAGTTCGTTGTGACCAACAAAGGGGAATTCTTGCCCATGATAGTTCCAGTAACCATCAGCCTTTTGCTCATATCTAAATAGTAATTCCTCACCAGTGGGCCAAACCCATTTAAGCTCACTAGCCGATTGCAGGAACTTGGCACCATCATTGAATTTATTAAATAGCTTCTTTGATTGGGATATGATATCGCCTAGGTTTTTATACTCTATATCAAATATAACACCTTTCCAGAATGCACCGTAACCAAGCCCAACAAGACGCCTAAACCTCATTAACTGGCAAGCTGTTTTGCCCGGTCCGCGCGTACCTTCGTAAAGTATTTCATTACATGGGCAGGATAGGGCAAGTGACTGACTACCATCTTGCGGCTTTAGCACCACATTGTAATCAGTCATGGCTTAATAGACCTTGCTGCTGATCCTTTGCTGTGCTTTCCCAATCTTCCGCACTTGCCGCTGTTGGTACCGGCATGATGTTATGAACAACACTTGTAACCTCCTGCTCTTTATCCCAAGCCTTAACATCAACATGCTTACCAATGAGCTCAAGGTTTTTGGTTTTATCCGGCCATTTGATTTTTCTTACCAGCTTCTCTACTGGCTCATCGCCACCAGATACGATAGTCTGAACATCAATACCCGATATAGAAATGCGCCAAGACTTAGGCCACTCAGACAGCCTCTTAAAGCCGTCAAGCTCATCATTCATAATATCGAGTATATCTAACTGGTCTATCTCTTTAAGCCGCCTGAGTACGTATGAGGCGTCTATATCGACACTTTCGACCCTTTCACTCATTAATTGCGCTATTTTCGCCGCTACGGCTGGTTTTGCAAGGTTTTCTGTGCCTATCTGTCTGGATGTATTTTCACTATATCCAGCCCTCAATGCGGCTTGTGTTGCGTTTAAATCTTTTAGGTACTCTTTGCAGAATAATTCTTGCTTTGCTGTTAGTTTAGCGGTCACTGACTCACTCCTATATTTCGGGCACTGCCTCGTGCCCTTATTATATAGTCGGTCAGCTAAAATACAAAATTACACCCTCCAAACCTTTTTAACTTTCCAATTCTTACTACTCGCATCATACCCAAATTGCTGCGCCGTTATTATCCTATTAGGATTAACCAACTCGCTATCTTGCGGCGTGTGGTTGTTTCTGCTTCTGCATTTGTTCACTCTCACCCCTCACCTTAGCCAGCTCTTTATGCAATTCCGCGTTACTTTCAATAAGCTTTTTGTAGTTATCTAGAAGCTCGTCTAAGGCATTAGCCTGCCTTTCAATCAAGCAATTATAATTACGTATTAACGAAATATCAGCCTCGTTAGAAAGGTGCTCACACCTATCTATCAAATCTTGGTCAACCATCACTCACCACCCTCAACATGAAAATTAAGCAACATTCTCAACACATCAGCCTGAGAACACTTTAGCCTTTTGGCTTCACTTTCAATCCAAAGCTTATGACTTTCTGGCGCTGTAAAACTTGATATAACCGCTTTCTTTTCAATTTTTAATTTCATTTTTTTCTCCATCTTTAAACTGATACCAAATCTACACCCAAAATCAGTACCAGTCAATAATTAATTTAAACTATATGATAGGATTCGGCTGTGCTTGTTTATGATAATGAAATCACCATTTGCAAGCTCTACAACCTCCCTATCCTGGCTTACCCAGTTGTTTATCTGCTGTTCTGTGGTGCTCCACTGTTTAGCTAGTGCAGCACGATTACCACCTAGCTTTTTTATTAGTTCTTTAAGCTTCATATTCGAAATCAAACCCATAAACGCTAGAAAGATGCTTTATTGCATTTTCAACAGCTTCATTACAATCACTGTAAAGCCCTTTAATTGTTGCTCTATGCGCTTTCTGTGAGCAAGTAACCGACTTTACAGACCTTGTTTTTTGATACGAGACAATTGCCTCTGTAACATTTAGCATAGAGATTATGTGGGTTTTTATTGTAGAGCTAGGCTCTTGCTCTATAAGCATGTCTAAATAAGATGTTATTGCAGCTAAAGTACCAAGATCTTTAGCTCTAAATATCAATATAGGCTCATCATCTGGAACTTTGTAACCATCAGGGTGATACATTGACTCACCCCCATTCTCTCCAAATGTGTACTTATCTGTTTTGTTTCTTAATGGCTTCATTTTTAACAACCTCTCAATTTGAAAATTAGATTAGTACCGTTTTTTTTGCTTACGTATTTAATAGGATCTTCTTTAGACCAATGTGCAGGCGCATTAAAAGAAACCTTAAAACCCATGCTATTTATATATTCAACTCTACGATCAATTTTCATCTTTACACTCTAATTTATTTAGCTGTTTACTTAACTTCTTAAACCAATTATAACGATTTAATTATATAAGTAAACACTTATTTTTAATTTTTGGCTTCAACATCAACCGGTACCAGTCAATAATTAATTTAAGCTATTTAGTATCGGACTACCCAAACAAACAATTAAAAATATGCTCAATAGTGTCGCACTGCCAGCCATTACCTAGCATCTTGTATGCTTGAGTGTTGCTTGATACTTTAAAATAGCTATCTGGTACACCGTGAAGCCTGCAAGCTTCTACAACAGTGGGGTATCTAACGCCGTGAGAATCTAAAACACCAAAGAATCTTTGTGAGCTATATTTTTTATACATTGAAGCTTCGAGCATTTGAAATTTGCCACTAACAGTGTAAACTTTAAAATCTTTCCCTTTTCTTTTTGAGTGACTTGTTAACCAGTTAAATGCAGCTTTGCTGTAGTAAGCACTCCCATCTTCAACACCCCATTCCCTAATATCACCAAAGCATAAATCATTTATTTCTGGCTGCACAACATGCCAGTTACACCAGTAAAACCTATTCCTATCAACTGCGGTGTGATTACTCGACTCTATGTTGACTGGCTGTACAGAAAGCTTTTCGCTAATTACATCTAAATACTCTTTTTTCATTCTCACATTTTCAAGCATGAATTTAACATTGGGGTTTACGATTTTAATGTGGTTTAAAATATCAACATAAACAAAAAACAAGGCGCTTCTAGGGTCATCAAAGGCAAGCTGCTTGCCAGCAAAGCTAAACCCCTGGCATGGTGATCCACCAATCAATAAATCAATACTAGCCCAATCAATATCCCATTCACGCCACCTGGTAACATCACCTAACTGCACCGTATCAGGCCAATTTTCTTGCACCTCTTTAATTGCAAATTTATCAAGCTCACTTGCATAGTATGCCTTTGGCTTAACCCCCATTTTATCCAGCGTTATTCGGCCGCACGACATACCATCAAATAAACTTACTACTGTTAAATTGCTTTTATCCATCTTCTCACCCTTAATTATTTAGTATCGGACTTTATAGCCCCGCATCTCTCAAAATCTTACCCTTGTACTCTTCTGGCATCTTTCCGTTATCAACAACACCCGAGCTAGTAGGTGCCTTTCTTTCATTGCCACCATTACCGACCATTTCTTTCATATTATCCAAATGGCGCTGTAACGCATCAGGAGACCTTTCACCTTTATACTTGCGCGCTACATCACCTAGCCACTTATTAGCCTCTTCACGAGCCCCTGACACGTTAACATGACCATTCTTTAAATATCTTCTTTCGTATTCGTCAGAAACTTGCTGTTGCTTGCTTTCTGGAATATGTCTCATACAAGCCTCAATCTTATAGCGGTCACTTACGCCAGCGCGGCAAAAATAAAACTTAGGTGTTATCACTTCTTGGCCCCTCTAATCTTGTTTAGCCTATCCATCAACTGCACCGATTGCTTAGCAGTTGGCACAAAGTTATCGCGCATTGTGTCAGTTTCACGCGCCGAACAGTTAGCCGTTATTGCTGGCGTAGTGTCCGCCGCTAGCTTCCCCTCTTTCATCATCAGGTAATTTTGCCTGTAATGCTTCTCCCACAGCTTTCTGGCTTTCGAGTCCTCCATACCCCGACAATTAAAACCAACCTCACCGCGAGTTTTTACCTCGGCAATATTCAGCGGCTCCTTTCTTTGGGTTAGCCTCATGAAAGAACCGTCAACATCAATACCCGCTGTTTTGCACATGCTGATAAATGTAATTGGCACTGGGGGCCACTCAACGCCATCCTGAGCCTTCTTGATGCACTCAGCAAAGCCAAGCTTTATATCATTAGCTGAAAGTTTCCCAAGAAGCTGCTCAAGCGTTTCTGTCGGAACCTCACCCCAGTCTCTAGTCCATTTCGTGCGGTATAACTCTGCTCCCTTCAACCATAGCCATGTCAACTTGTCCATTCCGTTGATTGATTCTTGCCTCTCTGGATGCGAGTGCTGCGGCTGTTCCTGCCATTGGGTCTGGGTTGCGCCCTTGGCTATTATTGATTGCATTTGATTCTTGAAGTTGCTCATCAGTCCATCTCTCACTGTTTATGTATGTTGCCGGGTGTAGCCTGTCGAATCCAAACTGCTCTAATTCAATTCTTCTTTTGACATCAAGGGCCATTAAATTAGCAATTTCATCAGGCGTATTTTCCGACTTGTACTTCTTACACAGGGAAGTAAAAGCCTTTAACGCCCCTTTCTTATTTTGCTTTCTCATTCCTGCACTCCAGAAGATTTCAAAAGCCGAAATGCACACATTATTAAAACTGTTAAGATCAGTGTTAGGATTACTGTTAAGATCGGGCGACACTCTGACACCCCCAGGGGTGACACTCTGACACCCTGCCCCGTCACTCTGACACCCCAAATCATGTAAAACTACCTCGACTTCTTCCTTCAATGTGTACACGGACGGTCTGTTAGATCTTCTTTCAACATGCAAAAGACCATCAGATTCTAGCTCTTGAATATGCCTTTGGAATGTCCTTTCAGATACACCGCAAGACGCCGACATTTTACCTATTGAGTACCAGCTTACACCGTCGTCATTTGCATTATTGGCAAGCTGCAATAACGCTAGTTTTTTTGGTGCTGTTTTAATTGGCTGCTCCCAAGCCCAAAAAGTCCACCTTGCGCTCATAGTTTTTCGCTCCCTAGCTTTTCAATGAAATATGACAACCCTTTACCTGTAACCCTGCATTGCGTGTAATGGTGCCCGGTATCACTTACGCCGCTATGCGTGGCAAATAGACCCTGCGCTATATACTGCTGCTTTGCCATGTTGTTCAGGCACAAATAACCCTTACCTCTTAGCCAATCAATGAGTTTATTGGGTCGCTGCTGGATCTTCTTCGCTGCATCCCTAAAGCTGAATGTGTTTTCATCATTTACAACCTTGTCGTGAAATTCTACTTTTGGCGCTGCAAGCTCTAACTGTTTTTGCTTTTCTGCATTTGCTTCATATTGCTCTGCCCACGCTCTAGCTGCTTGCGCCGGGTCTGTAAAATTAGGGATTGCTTGCAACTCTTGGCTTTCTAGCTCTTGCCATCTATCAACAATTGCTGCTGTAAACTCAGGACTGTTTTGAGCAACCAAAACTAAGCAATCTCTTTTTACTAACAAATACTCAGTGTAAGTATTGCCTCTATGGTTGAATTCTGACTCAGCCAATGGCTGGGTTAAAATTCCAGCTTCATACAATCTTTTCGTAGATCGCTTAATGTCTGAGTGGTTCTTGCACAATAGCTCAGCAATCTCGCGACTACTCATTGTTAAGGTTTGGTTCTGTGTTATCATTAAGTCTTTCATGTGTTATACCTTAGCCAGTTAACAGCTGGCTTATTTATTTAAGTTAATTACCAGTTTATCAGCCATACCCTCGCAAGCTTTCATTAGTGATTCAATGTTTGCAAACTCTCTAGACTGCTTTCTGTCTGACTTCATTCTAACGGTTGCGTAGTTCGGTATAACCAAATCAGCAACCCACTTATTACCGTTGTGAGTTGCGACTATTTGCTTGTCATCATGTAGCAATGCAATGCTTTTCATTTCTTCTTGGGTTTGCCTAATCATAAATACCTCTTCTTCATTGTTTTAAGTAATGTAATGCACTTTTATATAAAGTGCAAGCGTATTTAGTGAAATAGAGAAGTTGAATTTTGGGTGGGCAATAAAAAACCCGCCGTAGCGGGTGTGGTTATTTTGGTGGTTCTGGGAGTGGCATCCAGTGGGTTGTGTCTCTTGCGTACCTTATGGCCCTATCTGATACTGAATACTTTTTTGCAAGCACAATTGAGCTTTCTGAGCTTTCTCTTATCTCTTCTACATCGTCAAATGTAAGCTTTGACCACTTTCTTAATTTGACCCTCATATCCTCCATGTTTTCTTGATGACTTCCTAAAAATAAGTGCTCTGGATTTATGCATTTCGGGTTGTCACACTTATGACAAACGCACATACCGTCAGCTATTTCGCCACAAGAAATTATATACGAGACCCTGTGAGCAAGTTCAACTTTGCCTTTGTATCTTGCAGTACCGTATCCGAATTTATTTAAACATCCAGTCCACTCCCAGCACTCACCATTAGGTTTTGACTTTTGGTAAAATTTCTCCGTGGTTTGCTTTGAAAGAAATTCACCCTTACATTTCTTTTTGCAGTAATTGTGCTTGGTTCCTTTTATTTCGGCTGGTTTTTTGTCAAATTCCAGATTGCAATTTCTACACTTAACTATCATAAATCACCAGTGCATATAAAATTATTACGTAAAATAACAACTCCCTCTACACTTATCCACCCACTCATACTAACCTCGTTCATCCATTTCCTGTTCAATTTTAAATTTCATTTTACTTTCACCCTTTTGCACTTGCTCTAACCAGTAATCGTCACAAGTTGCCGCCTTTGCTATCAATGAAAGCTCTCCACACAATTGCATCACGCCCTTGTAACTACCGTCAAAATTATTCACAGCTTCTATTGCTGCTTCTGACATTCCCTTTCGGTTTACTTTTACACCGTACTTTCTTAATTCTGCTATTTTCATACCAACCCCCTATTGAACCTCAACTACATACTTACCACCCACATCTTTAATGATGTAATGGTATCTGTAATTGTTGCAGTGTATTGAATACTCTTGACTCCACGAATTAAACACACTGCCGCTGTAAGTGTCGCATGTGTAGCCATAAGCTTTAATTAGTGCCATTGCTTGTAAGTCTGCCTCGCTAGGTTTGTTGCTAGCGTTTGCAGGTAGTGCGGTTAATGCGATTGCTGATATTAATAATGCTTTAAGTTTCATTTTGTATCTCCTATTAATTTTTCTACATAGTAGCGATTTAGTTTAGATTATGCAAGTTAAAATAGATTTAATTTAGGGGTTGATTTAAATCTATATGCATGGCTATAATGACCCCGTCAAAACAAAAGAGGTTTATATGAAAGCATTTACAACAAAGATACCAGATGATCAAAATGAACTAATCAAAGCTGAGGCTGAAAGGTTGGGTATGAGTCGGCAGAAGTACCTAGAAAAAAAGGTCATTGAGCCGCACGTTATTAGGCTGGCTAAAAGAATCGTTAACAGTTAGGGGGTGAAGTGATATGAGTTTGGGCGACTTAATAATAAAATTAAATGAGGCTGTTGCTAATGGAGATTGCGCGGTAGCTTATGAGATTGAGCAAGTTATAAGTGCGAGGTTTTAATATGGAAATGTCAGAAAACACAGGTGATCTATTTACTGCATACGCAAATTTTCAAGGCGAGCTTAGTAGTGCTGGAAAATCAAAGGCGGGTCATGGGTATAAGTACGCAGACTTGGCCGCATGTATATGGGAAGCTAAAGACTTATTAAAAGCTAACGGTTTGGCTGTGGCGCAGTTTATGGGTCAATCTGAGGGTGGTACTACGCTAACTACAATGTTGACTCATTCTAGCGGTCAGTGGATGCGTGATACCTTTCTAATGGAAAAGGCTGTGTTACAAGGTGGTGCGGGTAAAAACCCAGCACAAGCCATGGGCGCATCAATTACGTACATGCGAAGATATGCATACGCCGCAATACTTGGTATGGCTCAGGAAGATGAGGACGCAAAAGGTGTTAGGGATGGGGTTGCTGATATAAAGGCGGCGGTTTCCAGTGGTAATGGGAAGTGGCTTCTTGATAACTGGAATACTCTTGTACAAAATTCTTGGGGTGGTCTTGATGTGATTACACAAAATGAGGTGCAAAGGCTTGCTGGCGAGGCTAATAGCTCAATGGGTGGTAATGATGAATCTTAGAGAATTAACAGAAGAGCAAAGCAAGCTTATAGCACTTGTTGATACTGGTGTTATGAGCCTTGAAGATATAAGCGATCATCTTGATATGGTCAGCTCTTGCAGAAAGGATAAGATAGAATCAACGCTTGCTGTTATAGCTCAGTTAAAAAGTGATGCAAAAGCCGCTGGAGATGAGGCCAAAAGGCTTCAAGACATAGCTAAGGTTAAGGTTAACTCCGCTAAAAGCCTTACAAACTGGGTTAGGTGTAATATGGAAGTTGGGGAAAAGATAGATTTTAAACTTTTCTCTGTAAGTAAGGGCAAGGGCTTGCCGGTGGCAAATATAACAGATGAATCAATGCTGGTAGAAAAATACAAGGTTGTAACAACTTCGATAGACAAAAAAACGCTATTGTCAGACCTAAAAATAGGCATGGTAATGGGCGCTGAGCTTGCACAGGGCGAGCCTTCATTAAGAATTAAATAAGGGTAATAAAATGCATATAGTATCAGGTGAATTAAGAAAAGCTCCATATGTTCAGTCGGGAATAGGTCAAGATGGGCAAAGTGTTTTGTTTATAGTTGAGCTTTCAGAAATGACAAAAAATCGACAAACTGGTGAAAAGCAATACACGAATTATAGAGCATCATTATTTGCTAAAGGTGGTCAAATTGATTACTACAATAGTGTAATTGTTGAAGGTAACTTCATCGTTGTCTCAGGTGAAAAACTAACAATTGATGTAAGTCAGTGCGGCAAGTACACAAAGCTAAACATGGAGAACGCAAGGCTTAACAATGCTGGCTATGTTGAGCAATCTAAATCACAGGCGCAGCCACAACAGCAGGGCGGTTATTCACAGCCACAGTACAACCAAGCCCCGCAACAGGGCGGATTTGCACCACAGGGGCAAACTCAGGGGCAGCAGCAGGGTGGATTTGCACCACAGGGCCAGCAACCACAAGGCGGCTTTGTTCCGAATGGTGGTCATGCCCCACAGCAGTAATCAGGATTTATGCCACTTATGCGCTGGCAATAATCCTGACTGTGAAATTTGCGGTATTCCCTTTTAATAAAAGCGCCTACGGGCGCAAGGTGATTTATGAGTGATTACATGTTTACGCTACCCCTTTATGGGGTTGTCAAAGGTAAGCCTATAAATGTTAATTGGTATAGGAATGCCCACTACCAAGTTAGCAATAAAGCCAAAAAGAAATTCAAGGATATGATAATGGATCAGGTTGATTGCTTAGATCCTATAAAGGGTAGAATACAAATAAGATACACGTACTATGCAAAGCTTAATAACGGGCCTGACCTAGACAACTTTGTGGGTACTGTTAAAAAGTTCTTCCAAGACGCCTTGGTTGAATCTGGGCTGATTGAAGATGATAACGTTAATATCATTGCTGGTAACTCAGAGCGTTACGGTGGCATTGACAGGGGCAACCCAAGGGTTGAGGCTGTGATAACTTGCTTAGATTAATAAAATGGATATACTGTAGTTATTAGCTCGCCCAATCGCTAATCACTCAACATCTACTATCCTCAAGCCCAGACTCTCCACTGGGCTTTTTCTTGCCTATAAATTAATTGTAAAATGATTTGATAATTAATTTTAATTCAGCTACATTTCAATGACGGAATAAATGGAGATGTTGAAATGCTTTTAGTAGACCAATTTATAATATTTGCTGCAAAGCTTTGTATCGGTGGTGTTGCGGGTAGCACATTGGGCGTTGCGGTTTCTTACGGTGCTATATTGATGGGGTTTGCATAATGAGGATATGCAGGGCGTGGAAGCAATACGAGGTTGAGGCGGTTCAATTTGCAGTAGATAGAGGGCACAGTCTTAATGAGGTTTCTGTAATTCTTGGCAGGACCGTTAAGTCTATATCTACATACATAAGAGATAATAAAATGCGCAATGATAGGGCTAGAAACCCATACACTAAAAACCTAAAACTTGGAGTTAGATAGATGTTAAGTAGTGATGAGAAGAAAGTTTTTGATATGGCAAACTTGGGAATGTCATATCCTGAAATAGCAAAAGAAACAGGGGTATCAGTTGGTACTGTAAGCTCCAGGCTTAACAGGGCCAGAAACAAGGTCAGTTGCAATGATAGCTTAACCTCTACTGGATTGTATGGTTATCCATTCATGACAAGCAAGGACTTTTTCGGCTCAAACAGAAGGCAGTCAAAAGCAAGTGGCGAGGATAGATACTAATGATTAATCTTATATTGGGGGTGGTTTATGTATAGTTTAAGAGAACAGATAAAAAGGCATGAAGGTTTTGAACCAAAGCCGTACAGATGTACTTCTGGCAAGTTAACTATCGGTTATGGTCGCAACTTAGATGATGTAGGTATATCGGAAGAAGAAGCAGAGGAGCTGCTAAAAGGCGATATAAACAAAGCTTACACCCAGCTAATTAATTATCAATGGTTCGCTGAACTGGACAAGGCTAGGTCTGGTGTAGTAGTTAATATGACATTCAATCTAGGATTGCGCGGAATGTTAAAGTTCATAAAGATGATTAACGCACTATCATTAAAAGACTATGAGCTTGCATCTAAAGAAATGCTTAATAGTAGATGGGCTAGACAGGTTGGTGGTAGGGCTACCGAGCTAGCTGAGCAAATGCGGACGGGTAGATATAATGATTAATGTTATAACTGGTTTCATAACCTCACTCCTTGCCAGCGACAAGATGACAAGTGCAGCAATAGACTTTATCAGGGATAAGTCAGGCGCTAACGAGATGAGCGCTAAAGATAAAGCCGATGCAATGTTACAGCTAATGGATAAAACACGCCATCAAAGCTCTACGCGTCGATTTATAGCAATCCTTACAGTTGTTGGTGTAATGCTTTTTAGTGGTGTGTATTTGCTTGTTGGGCTTATTGAGTATTTCTATCTGTTTTTTGCAGTAGATACATCGAGTCTAGCTGCCGCTTCAGAGTCTCAGAATTTGGCTGAAATTAAAACATCAAGCTTAAAGGCTTTTAAGAATGACATTTATATTTATATGAAGGATGTGTTAAAAGATCCGTTTTCAATAGTGCTCGGTTTTTATTTTCTGATCAAGACGGTAGGCGTGTTTAAAAAGTGATTATTCGCCCATCTCTTTCTGGTGGGCTTCTTGTTCCATTTTTGACTTCTTAATAGATAACCAAGTATCAACAATGTTTTTAATTATCAAAGACGCCGCTGCTATCATTGATATTAATCCGCCCCACTCAAGGACAAAGGCTGTCATAGGGGACATTTGAGCTTGATTTACAGCTTTACCAACCGAGTACGTTGCAGCCCCACCACCAATGCCGACCCACAAGCCAGCATGGTAAATAACTTTGCTTATAATGGCGTCACTGTAGTCACTTATTGATTTTATTGCGCTGCTTATTATGATCATTTTTGAACCTCACCAGCCTGTCTTTTGCGACTCTGTATATCAGCAAGCCAACCGCTGCCCAGATTAACATCTGTGCTGTAAATTCTAGATTTTGAAGCATAAATTATTGCAAGCATTATATAAACGTTAATAAATAATATCATACTTGTAAACGTGCCGCTAACAAGCGTTGGCATTGACGGGTAGAGTATGTAGTCAGCAGAGACAACCCAATGGTATATTGAGTAAGTAAGAACGCCAAAAAACACAGGTTTAGTTAAAAAATAAAATGCAGGTATAAAGCAAAAGCTAACTACGAGATGATTAATCCAAGGCTCTTGATTTGTAAATAACCCGCTCGCAGTATAAAGACAGCTAGCGCTAAACGCCAAAATAATAGCGAAACTATCTCTAGTTTTTAAGTAACCGAATAATATTGTATACGCTGCTAAAATAAAGGCATCTAACGCTATCATTTAACTATTCCTGCTCTTGATCTTTATTTTCCTGCTCTTGCTGTGCGCCGTCTTTGCCTTTAGTTTTTCCGCTCATAATTTCATCCTAAATTAAGTTAGTATCGTTTGTTTCAACGATATCGAATAGTTGCATCCAAATATCCCGAGGCGTAACACTTCTAACATCATTACGCACTATGGGTGATTTACCGCGTTTCGCTGCAATAGCAGCTAGCTCAGAGCAATACCATTTGTCTTTATCTTGCCAGTTTAGTCTAAATGGATAAGCTAAGGCTCCCGCCCAGTCATAACCTTTTCCCAACTGCCTAAATAAAAACTCTCTAGCGGCTTGCTCGTCCTCTAACGGTATGTTTATGATAACAAAGTCACCCCTACTTTTAAAGTCCTCCAGAGTTACGCCCCTGACGCCTTTAAACGCTGTAGCCTCTATAACTATGTCGTCATCATAAATAACCCCGCAGTGGTGCCACTTGCAACCGGTCATAAACCGAATTACAAGCGCCGCTGGAAGGTTTGACGAAGAGAATATTACCTTCATTACTGTTTATCGCTAGCTACGTGAAACTTAATACTTGTAGGTAAAGAAATGCGCCAGCTTTCACCTATTTCAGCTAGTGATTTATTTAGCCTTTCTTCTGTAATTACCCACGTACCGCCGCGCTCGAAAACACCAACCGCAACCATTTGACCGTTTGATATTGTTGCATCTAGCTTATCTTCATCAATAACAACTGATTCAGAAGTTACTTTCTCAAATGGCAATCTAAGTCCCGTACTAGATATGTTTACAATGTTGCTGTCTTGGTCGACTATGTCGCAAGTTATAGTTAGACTGTCGCCTTTTACGCCTTTGGGGTAAACATCGTTTATTGTCTCAGCTGCATGGCCGTTTATTGTTACCAGCACGTTTTCTATATCAAAAGTGACATAGCTAGGGCTTTGCACTTGCTTTGCTGAGTACCCGGTTATTTTATGCTTAACAACATCAACAATTACGCGCTCATATGTTGGATTGTCGTCACCATCAAGCACCGGATTGCCTTCACCGTCAAATATTTGATCGCCATTTTGCCACTCTTTGGTGTTGTACGGCTTTAAAATCCAGTCGTGAATTGCTGCGTCAAAACCATCTTTTGCTAGATCGCTAGCGTTATCAATCATTTCTTGTGTAATTTGTGTCATTATGAAAGCCTATCTATAACTACTTGGTAAGAATTTACATTGCTTATGGTTTCAACCCTAAGTGATTTTTTATAAACAAAAAAACTAGCGGTTGAGATATTTTGCGACCCTGTTAATGTTGAAATGTCATTGACGCTACCCTGAAAGCTGTTACCGTCAATAGTTATATTTAGAATTGCGTTGGGGCCACTTGTTGAAATTTCAAAAATACCTTTTTCATCCGTTACATTCAAAAATACACCAGTTGAACCTGTTGATGCTTGTTTAAATGTAGCCCCATCCTCATACAATGTTCCGAAAGACTCACCGCCAAATAAACTAGAACCGTTCATACTACCCCCTTCTGACTTGCAAATTTACACCGTTGAAAAACAGCGTGTATGTATCGCTTGTATCAAGCGTTAACTCTGTATCGGTTTGAAAGCCGTACTGTATTAGCTTGCCGTCTGCTATATCTGCACTATCCAAAACTAAAGTAGGTTCATTGTCGCCACTTCTAACAACCACAATTTCATCGCCGTAACTTGCATTAGCTAGACTTTGTATTGTGTAAGTGTTGCTTGAGTCTAAAACTAGCTTAGTGTCATTTAGCTTTATTGTACCAGCAGTTTTTTTAATTTGCTGATTGCCGTCTGATTGCTGCCAGTGCCTATCAAAGTTTGTAGATGCTGATCCGTTAAAAGTTCCGTCTGCACTTCCTATGCGCAGGATTTGATCCTCGCTAAATGGTGCGCAATACAAAAAACCGTTATCAGCACTTGCTATATCAACCCATTTTGTACCACCAATCAAGCTCCCAAATAAGCTTGTTGTTTTATTTATAGGGTCAATCTCTAGTACTTGAGTTGAGTCTAATGGAGCGCAGTACAGTAAGCCGTTATCAGCGCTTGCTATGCCTTGCCACTTGAATGAGTCGCTTAGATTCCCGAATAAACTCGTAGTCTTATTTATAGGGTCTATTTCAAGTACGCGCGTTGCATTTAGCGGTGCGCAGTACAGCAAGCCGTTATCAGCGCTTGCTATTCCAATCCACTTAGAAGCACCGCTTATGCTGCCGAATAGGTTTGTTGTTTTATTTATAGGGTCAATCTCTAGCACTTGTGTTGAGTCTTGAGGAGAACAATACAGTAAGCCGTTATCAGCGCTTGCTATGCCTGACCACTTAGAAGAACCGCTTAGGCTTC